AGTACCCTCAACAAAATTATCAGAGGGTAATACAAGATGCCCATAACCAATAGTAGCAAAACCCAAGCTATCGGAATAGACAGTATCCCTAAACCCCTCATGTTCTTTAATTCGTAATTTAATTTCTTCCATATATTATTTCTCCAATGTGTTAAGATGTTGATAAATTTTATCATAATTACTCATAAAATTAAATATGTTTTGAAAGTTGCATAATTACCTTGCGTTTGTTGGTACACCATTAGAATTAACAAAAGGGGATTCTGCAAAAGCCCAAAAAATAAATGTTGATCCAGCACTCGGATTTATTTCTCCTGATGTAGTACGCAACTTCACCCCATTACTTAAAAAATCTACACTTTGACCTGTATTTTCATCAACACCATTAGTATTTGGTGACAAACTTTTATCAGTTGGATTGAAACCACTTGAACTTCTTTTGTTATCAAATAATCTCCAATTTTCTCCATTGGTATTGAATTTCAATAGAAAAAATGAGGGTTTAAAGCCAAGATAAATAAATGTGCCGTTTGTTGAATTATTAGATTTATAAGTTCCAAATTTTGAAAATCCTTTTACAGGTCTAAAAACATAACCTATAAAACTTTCCCCTACTTTATTTGTTGAACTGTCTGTAGATGAGTTTGCTCCAACAGATAAAACAGAACTTGTTGGTGCAGTATTTCCAAATGTAGTTGAAGATGTATCAAAACCCTCATTTGTGTTTAATTGAAAACGACCACCAGCACCAAAATCTCCATGAAACATTTGCCAACCACCACCACTTGAATAAGTCCTTGCTCTAATCATATAAACTTTTGGTGTAGCTGAAAGTGAGTGTCCAATAGTTTGTGCGTTTGATCCGTTTCCTGTGTAGCTAATTATGGATATGCCAGCAGTATCATTTACAGATACAGTTGCAGAAATATTACCTGTTGAATTTGTAACAGTAGTATCATTAACTTGCCAGCACCAAGCAACATAAGTGTTAGAATTTGAGTTTAGTTCAGCTTTATTTCCAAGAGAAAACCCATCACTATCAAATGAAGTAAAGGTATTAGCATTAGTTTCTTCTATATCTGTATTATTAGCATGAACAAATTTTGTTGTACCTCTAACAGAGTCAGCTATCATGTGGTCAGTTTCGCCTGTTACATTATTATCTGCTCTGACCTTTGCCCAAACCCAATTGGGCTTAAATCCTAAGCCTGTTATTGATTGTGTTCCTGAATTACCTGTCCAAAGGATATTATTCATGTAAATTGTTGGGTCGTCTATAGTTGTATAAGCCATTATCCATACTCCGCTAAGTTTTTAGTACATAATGCAAAATAATCTACTGAATTATGAGTTGTAGAAAATTCAAAATTTCCAAATCCCTCAGGGTCAGAATTACCTGAGGAAATACTAAAAGTAGGATTTCCATAATTATGTTCAAATGTTAAATTTCTTGATTGCACTTCTCCTTGTGTCTGAAAAAAAAAAGTAGAACCAGCAGTAGTTATTCCTGTTATTTCTGTGATATAATCTGAACCATTTTTTTGAACATTTAATTTACCATTGTCAATATCCATATAAATACCAAATATATCTCCGCTTGAAGTTGAACTTAATCCTGTTTGAACTGTACTACCAAATGCTATAACATTTCTTGACGAATCAGCAAAAATAATTCTTATCATGTTAGAAACAGGAACATCACCACCTGTTGCATTTACACCTGTATCATCATATCTATAAATACCAAAAGAATGACCTGAATTTGTTGAATGTGAACCTAGTTTAAATTCTGCATACCATTTCCCAGCATTGACTCCTATGTTTGATAACCAAGTTCCATTGAAATTAGCATTTGAGGCAACATATTTTAGATTACCCTCTGAAAATGTAGTTGTAGCTGGATCAAATAAATTTGTAGATAAAGTATCTATTGTTGCAAAATTATTTGTGCAAGTATCAGTTGTTTGATCTAAACTCGTTAAATTATTAACAGTAAAGTTATTAGAGTTTCCTGATACATCTGCACCCAGACTACTTGCATTTTCAAAGTCTAAATGAAATCCATTATTGCCAAAAGTTAATCCTGATACATCTTTTGGTTTCCAAATGTTAGGACTATCACTATCAAATTCTCCTATATCTGTTGGATTTAATACTTGTCCATCAACAAATACAAATTCTGCTAAATAACCACTAAAATCTCTAGTGCTACTATCATTACCAATATGATGTGAAATTGCACTATTCCATTTATTTGCTTGATTTTGACTATATTCATTAGAGGTAGCAAAAGAAGTTTCTTCAACACCATTAACATAAATTTTAGTTGCTGGTGAACTAAGTGTAGCATCACTTGTAATTAATATCGAATACCAAGCATTTGGATCACGAAACTTCCTATTAGTTTTTTTTTGCATAACAAAACTATCGCTTTGTAAATCTAAAATATCAAGTGTATCATCAGTTCGAAATAACAACATTCCTCTGTTTTGAGAATTAGTGCTAGCTGTTATTATTGCATCTTCGACACCTAATTCAGTTCTTTTAATCCAAAAAGAAATTGACCATTTAAGATTATTAGTTGGTGTTCCTAAAGTTTTATTTAAAGAATCATCATTACCACCATGAAACCTTAATGAGTTAGCTACATCATAGCTTGTATCTTTTATAGAGTTAGTTCCAAGTATTAAAGGCATTAGACAACCTCATCAGGAAATTCTGCTAAAGGTCTTGTTTGAACTCCATCTTCTTGTGTTGTGTATTGGTATAAAGATATAAGTTCATCAACATTAGTACAAGCATCTATTTGAGATTCCATTTCATTTGATTTTGCTCTTACTTCTGCTCTGTAAGTTGTAATATTTTCAGGTACATTATAATCTGTAACTTCGTTTGCTTTTATAACATACCAATCTGTTCGTGCTAATAAACTTGATGCTTGTGCTTTTACAATTTTTTTCTTTTCAGTTTTTAAACCAAAATAAATTACTTGGTTTCCATCATCATCTAAAATATTGTTACCATCATCATCAACAGCATTTTCATCATTTATTCTTTTTGGTTTTGCTGTACCCCATGATCTTGTAACTTTTTGATCTGCATAATTATATTCTTCGTTTGTATTTATGTAATATTCTTCATCTTTTTTATTTGTAAAATCTGTAATTACTTCATAAATACCTATTGCATTTAATTCATCTTGCGACCATAATTGAAAAATCTTAGCTGGGTATCTTACATCTCCAATTAATAAAGGTTTAGGATTTGTAATAATTTGTTTTATGTTGTTATCTTCTACTAATGCGTACATATTTTAACTTTCACTTAAATTTAATGTTCTTCCTACTTCTTGCCAAACAGTTCCATTGTATCTAAAAACTAATATATCTGTTTTACCATCTGTTGAAGTAAATGTTGGTGCAGTTGACGCAGCAAATTCAAAAGCAGTATTAAAAGCTATTGTGTGAGAACCATTATAATTTATTTCTAAACAAATGAATGAACCCTCAACAGAGTTAGTCGGTGCTGCAAAGGTAGTATTTTCTGTTGTTAAATGAAATGCGTTAGCTTTAGCCTGAGTATCCCAAGCTACCGAATTTGAAGATGATGTTAATGCTTGTTGTGGTATATATGCTAAATCGTTAAATTTAATTGCACCTGTTCCGTTTGTTGTTAAATCTATATTTCCATTAGCACCATCAGTTATTGTGATATTTCCTGAGTTTGTTCCAGCATTTGTATCTAAAACTAAATCATTTGCACCTTTTGTAGTAAGGGTAGCCGCACCTGAACCTGAACCAATAACAATCTCTCCTGAACCTTTGACTTTTAAATCTATACCAATATTTGTATCTCCACCTGTAGCCTCAAAAGTTGGATTGTTTCCAGTAGCGGCATTTGTAATATCAAATTGATTTACTGCTGATGATGTTGTTTGAAAAATAAGTTGTTCGTTACCATTTTCATCTTTTATAAAGTGTGCATCATCTATTGTAATATTAAAACTGTTTGTGTCTAAATCTCCACCAAGTTGAGGAGATGTATCATTAACTAAATCTGATGTTACTGTACTATCAATAAAATTTATTGTGTTTGCTGATGTGTCAATAGTTGCAAAAGATATGTCATCTGAACCATCAAAAAATTTGATTTCTAAACTGTTTGAACCTGAGTTTGTTGTATCTAGCCACATTGTTCCAACAGCCGCACCACTAGGTCTGTTTGTTCCTGAGTGCATTGTATTTAAAGCTGATAAAGCATTATTTAAATCTGTCCTAAAATCAGGGAAAGATTGGTTAGCGATATTCATGTCATGTTGAGCCATATTTGCTTATACTCCTTTTAAAATCCTTTTGCAATAAAATCAAAAGTTCTTGAAATATTACTTCCGCTTGAATTTTGAAATAATACATCAAAACCATTAACAGTTTTATTTGATACTGTAAAGAAATCTCCTGTAGCCATATTCTCACCTGTAATACCAACTGCGTAACCTGTTGTTTTGAATGGTGTAGTGAATGTAACAGTTTTTGTAGAAGTTCCTGAAACAATATCATTACCACTAAATATTCTATCAGCCATATCAATCGTTACTGTAGCCTCTGATACAACAGCAGTAGAGGCTAAATCACTTGAAGTTAAAACAAGTCTAAATTTAAAAAATCTTGCTGTGTAATTTCCTATAACAAAAGTTTGAAAAGATGTAAATGTAGAATTATCATCTGAGGTTGCAATTTCTAAATGAGCATCACAGTTAGCTGGTGTATCTCCATCAAAATTAGATTTACCTGAATCAAAGTTTCCTGACCTGTTATCAAAAAGGTCATCAGGATTTCTTGCAGATTGAGTAAGAGATGCTGTAATTCTTGCTGTATGTTTTGCACCAATATCAATTACATTTTCAAAATCATAAGTGCCTGATGCCAAAAAGTCAGCATTAGCAACACCTGAATCAAAAAATCTAGTTGTATTAGCATCAAATAATCCTGATGCCGCATCAAATAATTCGCTTGAATTTAATATAATAGCATCATCAGATAAAGAAACATCTGTTTTTGTACCAGCGAATGATGGGTGTTCATTTACAGTTGTTATATTATTAAAATTTTCTACACCAACAACATTAGATATTACTGCTGTTGCATTAGAACTAAAGTTACCTAATTTATCTACAGCTTTAATTAAATAAGTTCCAACTCTTGCTGGAACTGTTATTGATGTTGCTGGTCTTGATACTTTAGTTACAAGATTTACAGAGTTTAACCATTCAGCAGTACCATCAGTTTTTTCAGAAAATCTTATTTGGTAAAATGCTAAATCTAAATCTGATATTGCATCATAACTTAAATGAGCATCTTGACCTGAAACATTACAAGTAAAGTTTTGAACATCTGAGGGTGGTGCGATTGCACCAATAATAGTTCTTTGTGCTGTAACAAATGATGAACTAACTCCTTGTGTATTTACAGCTTTTACTCTTACATCATATATTCTTTGATCGATTACATTCAATATTCTATGTGTTAGTGATGAACCTCTTGAACCTATAATAAAATCTGAGTCTGAGTTTAATTTATATTCTACTTGGTAAAAATCAACAAAGCTGTCAGGAGATACACCGATAGCAACATCTAAAGCAACTATAACTGTGCCGTCGTTGTATTCAACTAATGTGTCAGATAGAGTAACTGATGCTGGTGGTTGAACTACAAATGGATTTGGTAAAGTAGTTGATGGTGTAGATGCAACTTGTGTTTTTGATGCAAAAGTATAATGGCTATCTTGGTGTTCTACTAACTGTAAAGTTATTGTGTAATCTTCATTAAAAGTCATTTGTATAACTCTAAATGCTTTTGTAGAAAAACCTAAACTAGATAATGTTATATTTACAATATCTCCTATGTGTAATTGATAAGCATTAAATCCAGCAACAATACTAAGACCTAAAGATTCTCTACTTCTTCTAAGAATAATCTCAGCCATTTCTTCTGCTTGATAAGGTGAGGTGATAGTTTTAAAATCAAATTTTCCCTCTAACAAAAATCCACCATCAGCAGTTTTCATAGTTGCGTGTCTATCTGCTGATGCCAAACCACTATCATCTGTTGGTGGAAATGTAACTTGATCTGCTTGAAAGTTACGATCAGGATTAATAAATGTTGCTATAACTCTATTGTATTTAGAATTTTTTGTAGGTGAAGATAAAGAATACCCACCAATAATATCATCTTCATCTAAAGCTATTGAGGCTGATCCTGTAGTTTCAATGACTAATTTATACTTACCTTGAACATAAGGTAGATAACCTCTGCAACCTCTTAATATATCTCTTACATTATCAATTACTTTTTTTGATGTATCTAACACAGCATTTGTATCGAATATGTTTATATCACTACCACCTGAAAAGGGTGTAACCTGAGTTATACAAACTTGTGAGGCATCTCTAAAACTTTGTAAATCTATGTTTGCTGTAGCAATTCCTTTTCCATATCTTTCGTTTCTTAAATAATCTAATAAACAAAATGCTGGGTTTGTAGAAAATGTTTCAGATGATTCGTTTAAACTTGAATCTAATGTTACAACTTTTCTTCCTTTTATTTTAGCTTGGACAGTTGGTATTCCACCAAACACATCTTGATTCCATTTAAATTTTAATGCTAAATATGCTAAACCTGATAATTTATGATTTGAACCCCAAGAAGATAATGTAGATAATAAACTTGATGCACTTTGTCCATCAGTTCCTAAATGTGGTTCTACAGTAATATAACTAACACCATCTTTGTAAAAATTAGAATCTGAACTTGCAACTGTCCTTTGTGTGTTATCTGTCAATGCACCTGAAAATGTAACAACCTTATCATCAACTCTAATTTCTTCTATTGAATTAATTTCTCCCTCACAAAGAATTAATGCAACATACAAGAACTCGTTATCATTTCCTGAAGTTTCTACAAAGCACCTAACGCCACCCAATAATCTTTCACCATAAACCACAGGTATAGATGCGTTGTTTGATTGTTTATTTACTAATATTCCTCTTTCAGTTTCTTCAAAATCATTTGTACCAAAATCAGGCACATCAGGTTTTCTTGATCTTATGAATAACCAACCGACAGCAAAAACACCTAAAGCTACAAAAGGATTTATATTACCTAAAAAATTAAATGCTTTTACTGCTCTTACTACTGTTGTTACAGCTTTAAATGCTCTTTTAAAAAAACCCATTATGCTCTACCCCATTTAATATCTAATACAGTTTGACTTGAAAAATCCATACCGACATCTGTACTAAAGAATCTTTGTTGAGAGTTATTATTTGTTTGTCTGCCTGATTTTTTTTCAAAGTCAGCCCAATGAGAAACTACTGTTAAAATTACTGTAGATTCTGTTACAGATTCATCTATTTGAAATGTATCTATATTCCCTGAGTATAATAACACAGGGTCAGCTATTAGAGCATTTGAACTATCTAGTAATCCTCTAAAAATATCAACACTATCATTTACAATATTTTCATTTAAACAAGTTGAAATAAAAGTTTGATCTGCACCTGATAAAGCAATTTGTAAAGATGTTTTGGTTACATCTGTTTCTTCTGTAAAAGATGGTACTGATATTAAAAAATCTGAAGATGAATAAGTTACACTAGAGCCTGACACAGATGAGGTAAGACTAAAGCCACAATCAGTTATATTTACAGGTGTGCCAAAACCAATAGTAATAAGATGGACAGGTCGTATCTCATTTGTCGCTAATTCGTTCTTTACTGCTGTTGTTAGTGTTCTCGCCATAATCCTCGTAACTTGTTCTGTTAATCTTTTCTGAGTTTTTTATCATAGTATATTTAAAACTGCCATCAGGTATTTTATATTTTCCTAAATCGTTTGTGGTTGTATTTATCTCTGAACCATCTACTACTTTTTCTGCTATAAAATCTGCATTTATCCAATGCTTAATTAAATACTTTACCATTATAAAGATTCTTCTACATCAAATTCAAATTTGTATAAAAGGTTTCCATCTTTATCTGCACCAATAGCACCAAACTCTTGTATGTCATTTGTTAGATGTACTGTAAAAGGTACATTGTCATAAGTAACTGCCTCATCATTTGATAAACTTGAAACTAAAGGTGGTTCTATTGTAACTGTAGCTGCTCCTGATGAACTTGTTACATCTGCAACAACCATATAGACTTTTGTATGTCCATTGAATTTGATAAAATCGCCTGTTCTTAATCTGTTAGCTGTGTCTGCCGCAAATCCATCTATAGCGATTGTTGTATCTCCCGCGGTGTGTGAACCATTGACAGCTAAAGTTCCTGTTTCTACACCTCTTGCATCTTCAACTTCAGGTGGGATTATTGTAAAGTTTTCTTTGCCTGATCTTTGTTTAATTATAAAAGCCATCAGTTCTCCATAGATGTCTGATCTTTTTCCAATTATTATTGAGGCTGTAAATGCAAATCTTTGATTATCTATAGACCTTGAAAGTTTTTTACCAGATAACGATTTTGAAATAATAGTATCTTGTTTAGATAAGATACCCATTGTTTCAAAAGCCGAACTAGATATTGGAAATGCACCTGACATTAAATTAATTCTCCTCTACCTTTTTCTGCTAAAGCACTATTTATTATTGATGTAATAGTACCTCTGTTTTCTACTAATGCTTGGTCAAAGCCTCTTGAATCTATTGTGTTGATTGTAAAATTAACATTAACAGCACCGCCACCTGTTCCTCTTGCGGCTTGTGTAATTTGTCCTGTAGAGTTTGGTACAAACATTTCTGCACCTCTTTCACCAACTAAAATTGGTTTATTTTTCATAACTGCACCGCCTTGAGCAAAGCTACCCATACTACCTGACCCACCTGTAAAAATACTTAACAAAGCCTGTTTTTTCATTTCTGTTGTTTGTGTTTTCATGGCATTTGCTTTTTTTTCTTCTTTTTCAAGTTGGTCGCCTAAAATTTTATCTTTTATTTTTTGCATAGCAATTTCTAAAGCTAATCTAATTGTCATTTCTATTGCCATAGATACTAACCTTACCATAAAATCCTGAGCAATCCTTTTCAAAGAGTTGCCTAAATTTTCTCCAAATACAACTGCTCTGCCCAAAGCGTTTGAAACTTTAGTAATTCCATCATTTAGGCTTTCTGCAACTACATCTTTAATCTTTTCAATTTTAGTTCTAATTTCTTCTAATGATTTTTTGTTTAATTCCTCAAATTTATCAATAGCTACTTGTGTTGCAGATGGAATTTTTACAGATAGTTCGTGTTCAAACTCTCTTAAAATAATTAGTGAATTGTCAAAAGTTTCTTTATATTTTCTATTAAGTATAGCAAGTTCTCTAGTTGTATTTCTTAAAGAAATACTTTTATCTACTGCATCTGATAATCCCTTAACTGTTTTATCTATTTGTTCATTTAATGTTAAAAAAGTTGCTGTTACTGCCGCTACAGATGCCGCAACTAATCCAAGACCAACACCTGATAAAGCCGCAATACCTCTTAATCCAGCAAGTACAGGAACAATAGCTTTTCCTAAACTAATCATGAAAGCTACAATTTTAATTGCTAATAATATTTTAAAAGCAGTAATAATTAAATCTACATTTTGTTTTAATACTTTAAAAATATTAACAAGACCTTGAACTGCTTTTGCAAGTGTAACACCAAATCCTATTGCTATTCTTTCAATAGAATCTGAGTTATCAGATAGAAACTTATCTAAGTCACCAAATTGTCTTTTTAATTGAGAAAAAAATCCAGCATCAAGTAATGTTTTTTTGAAAGCAAAAATTTTGTCACCTAACATTGATAATGTACCACCTAAAGTTTGTGCTAAATCATCTGTAGCTTTTCCAAATCTACCACCTTTACCAAAAACTCTTTGAAATGCTTTTGCTGTTTCTTCTATTGAAACAGTTGCACCAGCTTGAAAACCAAGCATATTTCTAACACCTTTTTCTCTAAATAAATCTGCCGCACCAATACCAGCACTAAATGATCTTTGTATTTGTTCTGCTGTAGTTCTAAAATCTAATCCTGTCACAGCCGCAACATTACCTGTTATCTCTAACATATTTTGTAAGTCTTTTGCGTTGTCTGTAACTGTTGCTAATATTCCTGAACCTGATTGTATTTCCTCTAATGAAAAAGGAACTTTTGATGCAAATTTAACCATATTGTCAAAGGCTTTTGCACCCTCATTAGTATCTTTTAATAAGAATTTTAATCTTACTTGTAAATTTTCTAATTCTCGCCCTGTGTTAGCTAAGTTTCTAATTACTAAACCAGCACCTAAACCAAGAAAAGCATTTTTTAAATTAAATACAGCACCTCTTACTTTTGCAAGACCACCTTGTAATCCTTGTAATGCTCTTGTAGCTTTATCTCTTGCTACTATATCTATGAATAATTTTTGACTTGCCATTATTTATATTTCCTTGCCTCTGCTAGGTTCTTTTGTTTTTTATACTCATCTTGCTCTTTTTTCAAGTAAGCTATCCAAAGATTATAATGGCTCAGAGGCATATCTAATACCTTTTGGATAGGTAATTTAAGTCTATCAGCAACCACTAACAAAGATTGTATGTCAGGGTCGCTATTTACTTTTTTTGTGCGTCCTCTATTGCTGTGTCTGCAAGAATCTTATTTGCTATTGATGCAATAACATTTGAGTCTGCTTTTTTTTGTAAAGCAAGTTTGTCTAATGGGTCAAAGGCTTTTACTAAATCTCCTTTGTCATTTTTAACTAATAACTTCATCATTAACAAATCAACAAGAACTGTTAAATCTTGAAAGTTGTTAGATTTTTTAAATATTATATTTTTTTGTTCAAGTGTTAAAGGTTCTGAATAAAATACAGATGGATTTCCTTGCTCATCTTTCCATTCAGGAACTTCGATAGTTATTGTTTGCAGAGTTTCAAAATGAGTTTTGACTCTATCTATAACTGACATAAATTAATATTAAACAGTACCTCTTGTTAATGTTCCTGTACCTTGAAAAGTAACTGATCTAGTAGTAATTGCATCTAATCCAACATTAACACTCATACCTGTTATTATACCTGAACCTGAAAAAATTTCGTCACCTGAACCATCTCCCTCTGCACCCAATACAAAAGAGATTGAAGTTCCAGCGGTTAATGTTTGTTGTGGAGAATCAGTTTCATCATAACTCATTTCTAAAGTTCCTGAAAATGATGATCTTCCAGCAACAAATGATTTTGTGCTATCTGATAATTGTGTGTCCTCTACTACATCAGCAGTAGTTTCTAAAGTGAAACCTGTAAGTTCGCCTATACCTGTTCCACCAGCTTTAACTACTCCTTCTTTTCCGTGATGTGTTGCCATTTGGTTTTGTCCTTCTTACTTGTTAATTGTTTATCTTGTTCTTGCCGCCAACCTAAATCTATAAAATTTTCAAGTTGAGTTTCGTTAATAATTATCTCATTACCATCTTTATATAATTTAATGTCTTTAGCCATAAATCCTTTTATTATTTTTCTTCTTCTTCGTCAATATCTTCTTCCTCATCATCTTCAAAATCTTCTTCATCTTCAAATGACTCATCTTCTTCATCTCTAAGTTCTGCAAGTAAATCTTTAATTTCTTCACACATTAAAGATTCTTTATCGTGCAATTTTTCTACACTATCAATTTTCTTTTCTATTTTATCAATAATTTTATCTTTGTTCATAATATCCCCTATGGTGTTCCAGCTTGAAATTCGTAAGTACACCTAATTGTCATTCTAATTCCACCTATAGGAAACAATGTACCCTCGTCTGTTTCTACAGATATAACTTCTGTATCAAGTGCATTACCACTTCTTGTAATATCAGATTCTATAGCAGTTTCAATAGCAGTAATTAATTCATTTCTTTTTGTGTCAATATTGACTTCTGCACCTTTTACAAAACCTAATAAAAGAAAATCAATAGTACCAATCCTTGTTTTTGCACCATCTCCTAATTCTTGATCTTCTCTAGTTTCTTCTGATGTTTGTACTATTATTGCTGGATATTGTTTATCTGATAATTCATCTAATTGAAAAGGTTGTCTTGTAGCTTTTTTTATATCAGGACTCGATATAGCTGATATGACAGTAAGAAGATTAGATGCGATATTTTCTCTTTTACTCATAATGTTTTTTCAATTTCTTGTTTTATAAATCTGTTAAATTGCTTACTTATAATCTTTTCTGTTCTGTCATTAAAGCCAAAAAATTCTCTTTTAGGTTCATTCAATACTTGATTGAATAATGCTCTTTGAATCATTTGTGAATTAGAAAAGCCAACTGTTATTTTATTTTTACCTGATTTTTTTACACTTCTTGGACTTGGTGTTAATGCACCTAACATTCTTCCTGTATCAAATAAATCTACATTAGTTCTTTTACCCTCTCTTTGCAATTTTTCTAAATAACTATCTGAATAAGGTGCAAATTTTCTATCTCTAAAATCAATACCTTTTTGGGTTTTAGTTCTAATAATATCTAATAATTGAAATCCACCTTGTAGTATTCCTTTATCAATTAATTTTGGAAATTTTTTTTCTAATCTTTTAAATCGTTTTTCTATAGCTTTAGAATTATTTTTAATTTTAACACTTAAAACCATTATCTATTCAATCGTCTATATCCATGTAAAGGTTCTCTTTCATTAGATACAATTGATCCGTCTGCTGTAGAATCATATTCAACACCATCTTCTAATATAGACCTAAATTCTTTATTATACTCTGACATATAATATTCACCCATTCTTTCAAATCTATCTTTTTCTGTTTCAGGTCTAAACTTTGTCAATGCTGGTAGTAAAAATCTTCCAAGAAATAAATATACACCAGCCCTTTCAAATTGATCTAAATTAACTTTTGTGTTTTCCATCTCAACAGTATTTAAAACTGTAATATCTGTATAGACATTTGTTTTGTAAGTTGGAAACCACTCTATTCTTAATTGTCTTAAAATGTCATTTGTAGTTTGTGTAAAATAATTTGTAGCCTCTGTAGAACCTGATGCAATACCAAAATCAAAAACATCAGGTTGATATTTAGTAACATCACTTGCAGTTATTACATTTGCACCTGTAAAATTAGCCATAAAAATTACCCACAAACCAATCTATAAACTTCTTAATCTTTTTTTTTAGTTTTCTTAACATTTTTTTTCTTCTTTGGTTTTAATTGTACGACCTTATCAGAAATGTCTTTTACTGTCGCCTTTTTAATTTCTTTTTTTACTGAGTCTAAAGGAACAAAACCATTTCTTTGAAAATGATTTAGATTAGCCTCATAATATTTTTTATCTTTGATTATTATTTTTTTACCATTAGTTAATTTAATGTCCATAAAATCTCCTGTTTAAGTGTGAGGGTAGTTTCCCACCCTCACAAAGTATCCAATTATTATTGGATTGATGAGTCTGATTCGATCTCACAACCATTAGTGTCGTTTAATTCACCTACACCATAAACTGCTGT